ACGAGTATTACTCTCGTCTCGTTGGTGCGGTTACGACCGCCGCGAATACCGGACGTATTAAGACTCTCGAAAATGGTACTATTCATTGGTGGGGTCTCCGCGATCCTCTTACCGGGAACTCGTACCATGTGCGTTATTGCTACACCGACGGTAGCGTCAGCTACTACTACAACGCGTACTACGGCGAGCGCGGCCTCTCTCCGGCTTGCATCTTAGTTTAATCGACAATTTGCGCTCGCAAGAGCGCAACTGAGGAGGATCTTTAATGTCAGTACCTAAACATTTACGACGCAAGGGAAACTTTGACGTCATTACAAAGGCTGAGGCTCTTGTAAAATACACTCTCGAGATCACAAGTAACGAGAAAAATTTCCCTAAGCGTTATCGGTGGTGTCTGACAAATAGGATCGTCGAGAGTACAGTAAATATGTTTTCCGATCTCGTCCGAGCGAATACCGTAAACGTAACCACAAAAGAGGATAAAATCCTCCGGAGGAGTTATCAGGTACGAGCGCTCAGCGAGATCGGAAATTTACTCGGTCTCATGCAAATAGCCTATGACGTCTTTAACGTCGATCCGGATCGCGCCGAGTATTGGACGCGACTCGTAATCGCCGAGCAAGACGCTATAAGAGGTTGGCGTCATTCTGATGCCGAGCGGTATAAAAACATTGAGTAAATAGGTTATCGGTTATATGAACTTTGCCGCGATCCTAATACCGGGAACTCGTACAATGTGCGTAATTGCAACAACGACGGTAACGTCAACAACAACAACAACGCGAACAACGGCGAGCGCGGCCTCTCTCCGGATTGTGAGATCGTCCGTATAGAGTAACTTGAAATAGAGCGAAATCAGTACACTCACGCAAGGAACCGAGACCCATCCGAAAGGAGAACAAACAGCGCCGATGTCGTTTATTCCTCCGGGAGTAAGTACGGCTATTAACGGCGTTTATATTTTTATGCTTATGACGGATAAAGAAAAGGTTTGTACTTTTGACGGCCTTTATAGATCCGAAATGGTATGTAAAAGGGGCGTCGTATGGAAAGACTCCGTCGCGTCTTATCATGCTAACCGATTTGTAAAAACCGTCAGACTAAAAGATCGCCTCTTATCAGGCGATTACTCTCCGAAACCGGGAGATAAATTTTTAGTGTACGAGCCGAAAGTCCGTGAGATCATGAGTATCAAATACGAGGATCGAGTTTTCGAGAGGCGTTTTAACGACGATATTCTATATCCGATTATGACGAGATCGTTTATCTATGACAATATGGCTTGTCAGAGAGGCGGCGGTACGGATAAAACTCTCGATCGCTTGAATTGTCATTTGCAACGGCAATTCAGAAAAAGCGAGAAAAACTTTTATGTCCTCCAATGCGATATACATCATTATTATCAGACAATGCCTCATAACGTGACCGAGGATCTCTTTCTCGAAAAGATCTCGGACGAGTGGAGTCGTGAGCAATTCCACAAAATTATAGAGACGTTTGAGGGTGACGTCGGATTTAATCCCGGATCTCAGACGATACAGATCGCCGGTATCTCTTTTCTCGACCGTATGGATCATATGATAAAAGAGCAACTCCGGATTAAGGGATATATCCGGTACATGGACGATTTTATATTGATCCATGAGTCGAGAGAATATCTCGAGCATTGCCTCGAGGTAATAAAAGAATATCTCGCCGGAGTTGGATTGTCCCTAAACAAAAAGACTCGTATCTATCCGGTTACGGACGGGATCCCTTTTCTCGGTTTTCATTTCTTTTTGACGGATACCGGGAAAGTGATCCGGAAAATCAAACATAAGAACGTATCACGCGAGCGTCGCCGTCTCCGAAAATTGGTCGAGAAAGCCAAGGCCGGACAAATGACGCGCCGCGAGGTCGATCAATGTTATCAATCTTGGAAAGCTCACGCCGAGAGGGGTAATACAAGGAACTTGATCCGTCACATGGATCAATACTATCAATCTTTATGGAGGTAAAAAGTTATGATTGGTTTTAAGAGAATCACAGGTGACGATCTCAGACTCAAGCACGAGACCGAGATCCTCGCGGCTAAGTCTCCGGAGATCGACGAGGTACAGAACTCTCAGGACGAGGCGATCGCGGCGATCTATGAGGAGTTGGTCGCTCTGCTTTACGATGAGAACGGCGAGCCGGTTGTTATCTTGACCGAGGAGGCCGTCTCTGAGATCTGCGAGAAACAGATTAACAAGGCCGTCGCGAACAAGGTCAATACGGCCGTAAAGAAAGCAAAGACCGAGATCCTCGAGGAAGTCGCGAGAATGATTGACGAGAGGATCCCGGAGGAGTCTCAGGACGACGAGAACGTCGGAGACGAGGAAACGGTCGAGGAGAACTCCGAAACGCCGGAGAGCGGCTCTGACGAGTCTCAGGACGGTAATACAGACGAGGAGGTAAACGGCAATGATTAACGCTATGATAAATGTTTATGTCCGCATGGTAAAGAACGGATCCCGGACTATCGATCAGATCCCGGCGGCATACCGTAAGGCGGTCGAGGCGATTATCAATCCTCAGACTGAGGAGCCTGAGGAGACTCCGGACGATGGATCAGACGAGGAGTAATACCGAACTCTTAAACGTGATCTCCGAGCAAGAGGAGACGATCCGGATCCTGACGGAACGGATCGCCGCTCAAAACTCGGAGATCTCTCGTTTATCTGAGTTGGTCGCACTCCTCGAGAACGATCGGAACTTTTAAGAGAGGAGGCGGTAATATGGCCGGTCAGAGACAACCGATCGAACTGATTAAAGCTAAAGGCGCGAAACACTTGACGAAAGCCGAGATCGCGGAACGTGAACAGACTGAGATCAAACCGATAACCGACGATATTATCGCGCCGAGTTACCTAACAAAGAAACAGAAAGAGACCTTTTATAAGATCGCGGATCAGTTAAAGGCTCTCCGGATTATGGGCGAGACGGACGTCGACGCGCTCGCTCGGTATATCACGGCAAACGATTTTTATATCAACGCCGTAAAAAATATGAGATCGAAAAAGGTTAAGGACGATCCGATCCTCTTTGAGGCATGGGCGAAAATCCAAGAGCGATATTTTAAGCAATGCCGGAGCGCGGCGAACGACCTCGGCCTGACGATCTCGAGCCGGTGTCGGTTGGTCGTCCCGGAGCGAAAAGCCGAAACGCCGAAAGAAAATAAGTTTAAGAAATTTGAGAAACGGGCGGCGCCGAGTGAGTAACGGATCCGCTCTCTTAAACGATCGCGTCACTCAGTACGCTCGTAAAGTCGTCTCCGGGAAAGTGATCGCCGGGGAGTTGCACGTCCTCGCGTGTCAAAGGCATTTGAACGACCTCGAGCGACAACGGACGCCGGATTTCCCGTATTATTACGATCCGGTCAAGGCGACAGAGATCCTCGATTATGCCGAAACTTTGACGATCGCCGAGGGCGAGGAGCCGAAACCGGTTAAACTGATCGACTCTCAGGCTTTCGATCTCGGTTGTACGTTTGGTTGGTTCAAGGCGACCAACGGTAAACGACGCTTTCGTCGGCGTTATAAGTCAATGGCACGTCAGAACGGTAAAACGTTCGAGAATGGTATCATGGGTACTTATATCGCCGGTTTTGGAGGGTACAATTACGGTAAACTCTTTACAGTCGCGACAAAGAAACGTCAGGCGCGGCTTGCATGGGAGGAAATGAGTAAGTTTATTACCATTGATCCCGATCTCAATGAGTATTTCGACGTCAAGGATTATAAGTCGACGATCGAGGCGCTCGAAACTATGTGTACAATCGAGGCTCTGAGTCGTGAGGCCGGTCTCGAGGATGGTTTCCGCTCGATATATTCCTCAGTCGACGAGATACATCAGCATAGAGACAACAAAATCTATAAAGCACTCTATAACGGTACGCGATCACTCGACGAGACTCTCGTCTCTATGATTACGACTCGCGGCGACAAATTAAACTCGTTTTGTAAAGAAATGGACGATTATTGTATAAAAATCCTCCGAGGTCTCGCGACCGCCGAGGATTTTTTTGTCGATATCTATTGTCTTGATCCGAACGACGATATTTGGTCTCCGGAGGCGTGGGTAAAAGCTAATCCGTTTATATGCGCTCCGGGTAATGAGGAGAAACTCGAGGTACTCAAGATCGACGCTCAGACCGCTAAAGATATGGGCGGTTCAGATCTGAGAGACTTTCTTACAAAGTCGCTCAATATGTGGGTACAGAATACCGACGATCTCTTTGTTAATCCTCAAAAGTGGCAAGAGTGCGGAAACAGACGGACGCTCGAGGATTTCCGAGGGCGTAAATGTTGGGTCGGACTCGACCTCTCCTCCGGTGGTGACTTGACGACGCTCGCGCTCGAGTTTCCTGAGGAGTACACGACCGACGGCGGCGATCAGAAAGAGAAATTTTACTTTTATTCTCATTCTTTCATGCCGAGAGGCCGGATCGAGGAACATATCGAGACCGATCTCGCGCCTTATGATCTATGGGAACAAATGAAACTGATTACAGTTACCGGAGGTCAGGGCGATTTCAAAAACGATTATAAATTCATCATTAAGACTTTAAGAGATCTCCGAGACGAGTACGATTTGACGTTTCTCGGTATCGGTATCGATCCTCACAACGCCGACGGTATTCTTTCGGATCTCGAGTCTTTCGGTTGTCCGGTCGTTCTGATCGTGCAATCGTGCAAGAGTCTAAACGACGCGACGGTCGATATTCAATTACTCGTCAAGAGTTGCGATCTCGAGTACGATCTCGGAAATGAGTTACTCACTTGGAGCGTACTCAACGCCGAAATCGTCCGGAACTCTTTCGACGAGATCAAAGTCGATAAACGTCCGGGAGCGAATTACAAGAGGATCGATCCAGTCGACGCTTGTATCGACGCTCACGCTCTTATGTTAAAGAACCGGACAAAGGAAGTCGTCGACGTGGACTCCGAACTCGACAGATACTTAAAGGCTATGGGTTGGAAAAAGTGAGGAGGTGAGAACAAGTGAACATCTTTCAAAAACTATGGTACAGATTTTTTAATAAGGCGTCCGATCGCGAGACGATCGAATTAAACAATCTGTATAAATTCCTCGGTATAGACGCGAACGCCGACGGTCAAATCTTATCGGAGGTAACGTATTTCGCTTGTCTGAAAGTCCTGAGCGAGTCCGTCGGTAAAATGCCGCTCAAACTCCTCAGGTTTAACGAAAAGAACGGCGTCGAGACCTCGAGAGATCATCCGATTTATTCCGTCTTACACGACCGGCCTAATCCTTATATGACCGCGTCGACGTTTTGGTCGACCGTGGAATACAACCGAAACCACAAAGGTAACGCGTATGTATGGATACAGGGAGCCGGTCAGGATATGAAACTATGGATCCTCCCGTCGGAACAAGTCGAGGTTTGGTACGATGACGCGCGGATCCTCGCCGATCAACCGGATATCTATTATCTGTATTCCGGAGCCGGTCGAGTTTATAAATTTGGATCCGAGGAGATCTTACATTTCAAATCGAGTAATACTTTCGACGGCTTGATCGGTGTTTCGGTGCAAGAGCAACTCAAACTCACGCTTAACGGCGCGGTTAAGTCTCAAAAGTTACTTAACAAAATGTACGAGTCCGGTTTTACCGCGAAAGCGGTTTTACAGTATACCGGATCTCTCAACGACGAAAACGTGAAATCGTTTGTCGCCGGGATCGAACAATATGCAAAAGGCGACCTCAAGAATGACGGTATCGAGAACATAATCCCGATACCGCTCGGCGCGACGTTGACGCCTCTAAACGTCAAACTCGCGGATAATCAATTTATCGAGGTGCGTCAGTATACGGCTTTACAGATCGCGAGCGCTTTCGGGATCAAGCCTTATCAGATCGGCGACTATACGAAATCGAGTTACGCGTCCGCTGAGGCTCAACAGTTATCTTTTTACGTTGATACGTTGCTTTACATCCTCAAACAGTACGAGGAGGAGTTGACGTATAAACTCCTCTCGCCTGAGGAGGTCAAGGCCGGATATCATTTCAAGTTTAATGTCGCCTCGATCCTGAGAGCCGATCAACAGACTCAGATCACAACGCTTTCGACGGCGGTTAATAGTTTCCTCTATACGCCTAACGAGGCGCGAGCGCTCCTCGATCTCGAGAGCGTGGACGGCGGCGATAATCTCCTCGGAAACGGCTCGAGTATTCCGGTACAGTATACCGGTTCTCAGTATACCGATCTTGATGATACAAAGGATCCGGAGGCGATCGAGAGCGAGACTGAGGAGCCGAAAGCAACTCCGAACGATCTTATCTCGGTTATTGACGGGATCCGATCCGGAAAACTGACGTATGACCAAGGCGTCGCCGTTCTTATGTACGGTCTCGGCTATACTGACGCCGAGGCTCGCGAAATTCTCGGCTCTGAGGACGATTTCGAGGAACCTGAGGAAAATATCGAGGATGGATCAGAAAACGGCTCTGAGGGGGATCCTGAGGCCGCTGAGGGGGATCCTGACGCGGACGACGATCAGGACGGCGAGGAGAACGACGAAACAGATCCGGAGGAGGATCCGGACAATACCTCGGACGATGATAACGACGAGGATCAGTAAGATAGAGTCCCGTAAGGGTTTCTATAAATTTACAGAGAGGAGGTAAAGGAAATGTCCGACAAGTTTACAGAGTATAACGATCCGGAGGCTATACCGGGCGTTGTACTCAAAACGGCGAGCGTTGAGCCGTTGGAAGTAACCGAGGAGGATCTCAAAAAGATCAATAAGTATACGCTCTCTCCGGTTACGGCTGAGGAGGTTTTCGTCTTTAAGTGCGTTATGGCCGATAACGAACAGGACGACCGTAATTTCATGCCGTTTAATCTGAAAGCGTTACAGGATCTCAAGGATCTTTATCCCGGTAAAACCATGCTCAAGGATCACGATCGTAAAGCGGACAATCAGATCGGTCGTATCTATGATACGGAACTCGTACAGAATACACGAAAGACAACCGAACTCGGCGAGATACATACCGAGTTGATCGGTAAAGTCTATATGATCCGTACCGAGAGTAATAAGGATCTGATCGCCGAGATCCTCGGAGGTATAAAGAAAGAGGTCTCGACCTCTTGCTCTCCGAGCAAAATGATCTGTAATATTTGCGGTTGTGACAATATGAAAGATTGGTGTCGTCATTATCCCGGTTTCGAGTATGACGTCACCGACGAGAGCGGCAAGATCAAGAAAAAGCGTTGTAAAATGCTCCTCCACGGTGCAAAAGACGCTTTCGAGTTATCTCTCGTCGCGATCCCGGCTCAGCCTCGAGCCGGAACTCACAAAAGTATCGGATTTACAAAACCGATCGAGGCTCCGGAGGAAACTCCGAACGAAACAGAAACGAAAGACTCCGAGATCATGGAGAGGATTACAAACTCCCGGATCGCTGAGTCTTTTTGTTTTGCAAACTCTCACAACGAATAAAATTCAGGAGGTAAAAGACAATGAATAAGAAAATGAGAGAAATTCTCGCACAGATCGACGCCAAGACCAAAGAGGCTAAGTCCTTTATGGAGGGCGAAAACAAGGATCTCGATAAGGCTAACGCGCTTATGGACGAGGTCGACGAACTGAGAAAAGAATACGACGCCGAAAAGCGTATCTTTGACGCGGAAAAGGCTCGTGGTACTGAGGGCGCTCCTCAGAATCCGGAGGAGATCGGCGAAAAGGCGACCGTTTCCGGCGACGTTATCGTCGCTAAGGAAGTCCGCGCGATCATGGCTCCTCAGAGATACGCCGCTGATAAAGATCTTCAGGAAAGCGTCGACGCGGACGGCGGTTATACCGTTCCGGAGGATATTCAGACGGCCGTCAATCATTGGCCTGAGATCGTGTACTCTTTCCTCGATGATATCTCCGTCGAGAACGTATCCACAAACAAAGGCGCTCGTACCTATCAGAAAAAGACCGATACCGAGGCTTTCGTCGATCTCGACGAGAACGGCGCTATCACTAAGAAAATTACCGCTCCTAAGTTTGAGCGCGTGACTTATGCTATTCAGGATCGCGCCGGTTTTATGCCGGTATCTAACGACCTGACCGCCGACTCCGACGCGAATATTTCCGCGATCGTTACCGAGTGGCTCGGTCGTGCAAATATCGCAACCGCAAACGCTAAGATCCTCGAGATCATTACCGCTAAGACTCGTACCGTTCTCGCCGGTATCGACGGTATTAAGAAAGTTGTTACCGTGACTCTTGGTCAGGCGTACAAGTCCGGCGCTAAGATCATTACCAATGACGACGGCCTGAATTGGCTTGATACTCTGAAAGACGAGACCGGCCGTTATCTGCTTAATCCGGATCCGACGGACTCCGCTAAGCTGACTCTCCGTTGTGGTACGGTTGTCGTACCGGTTAAGGTCGTACCGAATAAGGCTTTCGCGAGCGTTGTCGAATATGCTAAGACTGAGGATACCGCTCTCGTCGAGGGTAAGACCTATTACACTCGTTCCGGATCCTCCGGCGCTTATGTGTATACTCCGGTTGAGTCTCCGGTTGTTGGCTCTATCGGTTCTTATTACGAGGCGACGACCGAGATCCCGTTTGTAATCGGCGATCTGAAAGCCGGTATCCGTAAGTATGATCGTCAGTCTATGAGCCTCAAGGCGTCCGACGTCGCCGTGATCGGAGATTTCAATGCTTTCGCTATGAATATGACTCTGATCCGCGCGATCCTGAGAGACGACTATAAGGAACTCGACTCCGACGCTTACGTTTACGGTTACGTCAAGATCTGATCGGTTGAGTGAGACCGTCGCTCGTAACGGCGGTCTCTTTTCTCTCGGTCGATAAGGGGGTGACGGTATGGCCGATACAGAAACTCAGGTCGTAACCGTCGAGGAGGTACTCGCTTATTTGGGTATCGACTATACCGACGAAATGACGACCAAAAACATAGAGCGATCGATTAAAACCGCCGATCGCTATCTCAAGTCCTCGATCGGAGAGGACTATCCCGTCTCAGATCCAAGAGCGAAAGAGTTAGCGTTGATCGTCGTCGCCGATCTTTTCGACAATCGAGGTTTACAGGCTCAGGGAGGCGGTAACGTCTCGAGCAATACTCGAAAACTTGTCGACGATTTCTCTTTACAAATGCGTCTCGAGTTGAGGAGGAGCGCCGGTAATGGCTAAGGCTTATTATCGACCGATATCTATCCAAAGAATTAACGAGGCGACTGAGAAATATGAGGAGGTTTACGCGGTACACGCGGCGGTCAATAAGGCTCAGGACGATAACGAGTATTTGAACGCCGGAGCGATCCAAGCGAAACGACGGCTTGTCTTTGAGATTAGATATTTCCCGGATCTCGAGGATATCGCTCTCAACTCGCAACATTACAGGATCGTTTTCGGCGGCGTGACTTACAATATCACGTCATACGACGATTATCAGTTGAGGCATATTACCGTTAAACTCCTCGGAGAGTCCGTATAATGGCGGCGACTATCTCGGTCGATCAGTTAAGCGAGGCGGTCGACAAAGAGTTGACGTTATACTCGAAAAACGTCATAGACGGGTTAAAGAAACAAGCTAAGGCGAGTATGGATCGACTCGTCAGAGAGACAAAGGCGACGGCTCCGGTCGGTCATAGACGACGGCATTATAAAGACTCGATCAAATCCCGGAAAGAGTCCGAGAGCGATCGAGGCGTTACTTATGTTTGGTACGTCGACGGCTCCGATTATCGTCTCTCACATCTCCTCGAGAATGGTCACGCGAAAAGAAACGGCGGTCGAGTCGCCGGTACTCACTTTATCGCAAACGCTTACAATCCGATCGAGGAGGAGTACGTCAGTAAGTGCGAGGAGGTATGTCAGAATGGTTAAAGAGATATTGACCGCCGCCGGTTTCGTGGAAAATGAAACCTTTAAGGCGACTCGATTTGTAAGTCCTCCGAATGTCACTTACGCGGTTTATTTCGACGCGATCAAGGCGCGAGGCGCGGATAACCTCAACCTGATCGCTGAACATACGGCGACGATCGAGGTTTACTCTTATACTCCGGATCCGGAGGCCGAGGCCGCGATCGAGGCCGAGTTTGACGCAATCGGTCAGGAATACGAGAAGTCCGATCGATATTGGATAAACGAGGAACAGATCTATCAAACGATTTACTCGTTTTACTATGTCACGAAAAAACAATAGTAGGAGGTAAAAACTATGTCTAATCAGAAAAGAGACGCCGAGGTCATTACTATCGGATCCGGCGACGTTTATTATGAGGAATTTGACGACGCGGCCGGTATGCCGTCCGTTGAGGATATTTGCGTCGACTCTAAACTCCTCGGTCGTATCTCCGGCGGCGCTACGCTCGAATATAAGGGCGATTGGTATACCGCTAAGGACGATACCGGCAAGGTTGAAAAGACTCTGATTACCGACGAGGAGGTCACTTTTAAGACCGGTATTATCACTTGGAACGGTAAGACTCTTAACGTTCTTTGTGCAACCGGCCGCGTGACTGAGTCCGGCGGTAAGAGGATCGTCAAGATCGGCGGCGTTGGAAATGCGAACCGTAAGAGTTACGTTATCGCTTTTCATCACAAAGACAAGATCGACGGCGATATTTGGATCCTGATCCGTGGTACTAATCAGGGATCTATCTCTCTCGCCTTTGCCAAGGATAAAGAAACCACGGTTGACGCCGAGTTTACCGCTATGGCTCAGGACGAGGACGGTACTCTGATTACTTATATCGAGGAGATCACGGCCTAACGCGCGAGATCACAAATCAACGAATAATCAAGCCTCCGGGAGACTGAGACCTCTCGGAGGCTCAATTTATGGAGGTTAATACAATGGCTCATGTACTCGATTTCAATACAGTAAAAAAGACTTATCTCACAGTAACTCTCGCCGATGAAAAAAAGACAACTCTCATGATCGGTACGCCGACTAAGCGTGTAATGGACAATCTCCTCACGCTCGAGGACACTTTCAAGAACGTATCCGAGGACGAGATCGATAATAACGTTATGGACGATCTCTATCAGGCAAGCGCTCAGATCATGAGTAACAACAAGACAAGGACAAAGATCACGGCCGAACAACTCGCCGATCTTTTTGACTTTGAGGATATTTTCCTCTTTTTCTCGGCGTACATGGATTATGTTTCCGCGATCATTGACTCAAAAAACTAAGTCTCCCTTATTATCCTCTCGACGATAGTAAGGGACATCATTACGAAATTGTCACTTATTGGGAGCATTTAGTTAGTAAGTATACGGGTCTCAATATGATCGAGGTACAGGATTTAGATTACATCGATTATTTGACGTTTCGGCGCGACGCGTTTATCGACGCTCTGAGCCGGACGGAAAAAGGCGAGGAGTATCTCGATAACGCTTGGAGGCTTGAACAGACCGAGCCGGATCGGGCGAAACTACGCGATAAATTCGGAAAGGAGGGTTAATCGTAAATGGCCGGTGCATTAAGAGGAATTACAGTCGAAATCGGAGGCGATACGACCAAACTCGGAAAAGCGCTCGGCGACGTGAATAAAACGACCAAGAGTCTACAAACAGAACTCAAGGGAGTTAATTCCCTTTTGAAAGTAGATCCCGGAAACGTGACTCTCCTCAAACAGAAACAGGATCTATTAAATCAGTCTATCGAACAGACGAAAGAAAAACTCAAGACCTTAAAAGAGGCTCAGGCTCAGGTACAAGAGCAATTTGACAAAGGCGAGATCACAGAGGAGCAATACCGCGACTTTCAACGTGAGATCGCGGCGACCGAGCAGAAACTCGCCGCTCTCGAGGACGAGGCTAAAAAGTTTGGGTCTGTAATGGGTCAACAGTTGGTTGCCGCCGGGGACAAAATGAAAGCCGTCGGCGATAAGATCTCCGGAGTTGGGACGCAATTATCAAAAGTTTCAGCCGTTTTCGTCGCGATCGGCGCGGCCGGAGTCGCGGCGGCTATGGAACTTGACTCCGGTTACGATACTGTCATTACTAAAACCGGAGCGACCGGAGACGCGCTCGACGATCTACTCGGCGCGGTCGACGACGTTTTCGGGAGTATGGCGGTATCAGCTGAGGACGCCGGAACCGCCGTCGGTGAGGTCAATACTCGTTTCGGTCTGACCGGTGAGGCTTGCGCGGAAACCTCGAAAGAGTTTCTCCGGTTCGCTGAGATCAACGGAACGGATCTCAATAACTCGATCGACTCGGTCGACCGGATTATGACGAAATTCGGCGTCGACTCGGCCGATACGAATAAAGTCCTCGGTCTACTCACGAAAGCCGGTCAGGATACCGGTCTTTCTATGGATACACTCGAAAGATCGCTCGAGACAAACGGCGCGACAATGAAAGAAATGGGTCTTGATCTGACAGGATCCGTTAATTTGCTCGCTCAGTTTGAGGCGAACGGCGTCGACGCGTCGACCGCTCTCGCCGGTCTAAAAAAGGCTCAGCAGAACGCGACCGCCGAGGGTAAGACCATGAAAGAGGCGCTCGGCGAAACGATCGACTCGATCAAGAACGCCGGGAGCGAGACCGAGGCTTTACAGATTGCGACCGAACTTTTCGGAAAAAAAGGCGCGGCCGAAATGACTCAGGCGATCCGAGAGGGTCGTCTATCCGTCGACGATCTTTGCGGATCGTTGGATGATTACGCCGGAGTTGTCGAGGACACTTATAACGCGACTCAAGATCCGTGGGATCAAATGCAAATCGCAATGAATAACGTGAAACTCGCCGGAGCCGAACTCGGTACGACGATCCTCACAATGTTACAACCGTATATCGATAAACTCGTTGAAAAAGTCAAAGAGTTTACGGCGTGGTTTACAGGACTCGACGAGGGTACGAAACAAAGGATCGTTTTAATTGCCGCGATCGTTGCGGCGATAGGGCCTCTCCTCGTGATCGTTGGGAAATGTATATCGACAGTTGGTATAATCACGAGTGCGATCGGTAAATTACAAATTGCTCTCGCCGGGGTAAGCACTCCGGTACTCGCGATCGTTGCGGTTGTCGGCGTATTGATCGTGGCTTTCGTCCATTTATGGACGACAAACGAGGAATTTCGGAATAAAGTCACGGCAATATGGAACGGGATCAAAGAAAAGTTTCAGGCTTTCGCTCAAGGGATCGTTGACCGGCTCAACGCGCTCGGTTTTGATTTCGGGAGTATTGTCGACGTCATTAAAGCGGTTTGGGAGGGATTTTGTAATTTCCTCGCTCCGATCTTTGAGGGTGCTTTTCAAATTATCTCGGCCGTACTTGGTACAGTCCTCGACGTTCTGACCGGCCTCCTCGATATATTTATCGGGATCTTTACCGGTAATTGGTCTCAGGCTTGGACAGGCGTCAAAGAGGTATTCTCCGGTATTTGGGAGGGTATTAAGGGTATTTTCTCCGGAGTCGTCACGGCGATAACCGGAGCCGTAAACGTCTTTCTCGGTTGGTTTGGTACGAATTGGTCGACCGTATGGAATAATATCAAGACCTTTTTCTCGAATATTTGGAACGGGATCAAGAGTTTCTTTACGACGACGGTCAATACGATCAAGACGACCGCCTCGACCGTTTTCAATGCAATCAAGACGACAATACAAACAATCCTCAATACGATCAAAACCGTTTTCTCGACAGTTTGGAACGCTATAAAAACGGCGGTAACAACTGTAATTAACGCGATTAAGACGGTAATCACGACGGTTTTCAATGCAATAAAGACCACAATTACGACAGTCCTTAACGCGATCCGGACAACCGTCACGACGGTATGGAACGCAATCAAGACGACCGTAACCACGGTTATAAATGCAATCAAAACCGTAATCACGACTGTATGGAACGCAATCAAGACGACCGTTACGACCGTCGTCAATGCGATCAAAACAACTATTACCACGGTCTTTAATGCAATAAAGACCACGATTACCACGATCGTAAATGGAATAAAAACCACGGTTACGACGGTTTGGAACTCCATAAAGACCACGGTTACGACCGTCGTCAATGCGATCAAGACCACGATCACGACTGTATGGAACGCGATCAAAACAACTATCACAACCGTTATCAATGGGATTAAGACCGTTATTACAAGCATTTTCAACGCGATCAAGAGTTTCCTGACCGGAAATATCAACGGAACGAAAACCTCTCTCTCGACAGCTTGGAACGCGATCAAGACCACGATTACGACGGTTATCAATGCTATTAAGACGGTTATTACGACAGTCTTTAACGCGATCAAGACGGTAATCACGACGGTTATTAACGCGATTAAGACAGTTATTACGACCGTATGGAATGGCATAAAGACGACCGTTACAACGGTTGTCAATGGTATTAAGTCCACGATTACGACAGTCTTTAACGGTATCAAGTCGACGATTACCTCAGTCGTCAACGGTATCAAGTCGACCGTAACGTCCGTATGGAATGGGATCAAGTCGACCGTAACGTCCGTTACGAACGGTATCAAGTCGACCGTTACCTCCGGTTTTAATGCCGTAAAGAGCGGCGTCACGACGGCGGTCAACGGTGCAAAATCGGCGGCGACCTCAGCTTTCAACGCTATCAAGTCCAAGATCTCCTCGGCGCTTAATAGCGCGAAATCCTCAGTCTCCTCGATCTGTAATGGTATCAAATCGACAATGTCGAGCGCGTGGAACTCTGCAAAGTCGACCGTAACGAGTGTATTTACCTCGATCGGCTCGACCATGAAATCGAAACTCTCGAGCGCGAGATCCGGTATTGTCTCAGCTTGCTCGAGTATCAAGTCCGGTATGCAATCGGTATTTAGTGGCGTGAGCGGTTGGTTTAGCTCGGTCGGATCGAGTATCGTTTCCGGTATTAGATCCGGCGTTAATTCGTCCTCCGGCGGTTTGTTTTCGTCCCTGAGGTCTCTCGCGAGTAGTGCTTTGAGTGCGGCGAAATCCGCTCTCGGTATTAACTCGCCGTCGAAACTTTTCCGCGACGTCGTCGGCTCGGCTATTCCTGAGGGTATCGCGGTCGGCGTGGACGATAACGCGGATATCGCGACCGACTCGGTTGAGGATCTCGCGGACAGTCTGACGGACGCCGCCGAGACCGATATCAACGGCGCGACGATAAGTCGTCAGTTAAATACTACTTTCGCCGGGAGCGCCGGATCTTCCGGATCGCTCGAGGATCTACTCGATACGATCAAGAGTTACGGCGAGAAACTGATCGCGGCCTCCGATCGTGCGATCGTACTCGATACGGGTACGCTCGTCGGTGAGACGGTCTCGAAAGTCGACGCGGCTCTCGGTACACGATATCAATTAAAGGCGAGGGGGGTCTAATCTATGAGAGGTTTTCAATACGACGAATTTCATACGGCGAACGATTGGAGTCTCGTCCTGACCTCAAAGACGATAGATCCTCCGGAGCCTAAAGTTTACGAGGTCAATCTCGACGGTCGCGACGGCTCTCTCGATCTTTCGGAGAGCCTCGCCGGAGAGATCAAGTATAAGGATCGGACTATTACGGCGACCTATTCCATGACCGAGGGAACGTACACGGAACGTATCTCACTTATGAGAACGATAACCAATTATTTACACGGTCGAAAAAGAAAAATCGTCGAGCCTGACGATCCGGATCACTATTTTATCGGTCGGTTAAAAGTATCGGCCGTTAATCATAACAAGGCGTATAGTACGTTTACAGTAACGGCAACGTGCGAGCCTTGGAGGTATCTCCCGGAAAAAATCACGCGTCATTGTGACGTAAGGGCGTCGGCCTCGTCGCCGGTTAAATTGGTATTTACCAATAAAGGCGCGAGGACGGCTTGTCCGATCCTGACGGTTACGGGGACGGTTACGATCGTCCTCTCCTCCGGATCGGTCACTCTGACCGCCGGACAATATCGGCTTACAGGTCTCAAGATCTACGCCGGTACAAATGAGGTCACGGTCTACGGATCCGGATCGTTGGCTTTTCAATATGAGGAGGCCGATCTTTAATGTATAGGATATACGCCGACTCAACTCTTATTTATGACAGTACGGTCGAGGATTATCGGATCGGAAAAGGCGAAATCAATCTCGAGATTGATAAAGCCGGATCCTTTACCTTTTCCATGTTTCCGGATAATCCGTATTATGACCGTATCGTCAAAATGAAAACGATAATCACGGTTTATCGGGATAACGAGATCGTTTTTAGAGGCCGCGCTCTCAAGACGGACGACGGATTTTATAACGATCGCGTTGTAACGTGCGAGGGTGAGTTAAATTTTCTCCTCGACTCGATTATCAGACCTTGGACGTTTTCAGGATCTCCAAAAGATTTGTTTACCAAGCTAATAACTGAGCATAACGCACAAGTTGACGCGGATAAACAATTTAAGATCGGAGCCTTTACCGCTGAGGATAATAATAACTATACGGCCGTCAGTAACATTTATTATCAGGATACATACACAAATTTAACTAATCACATGATTAACTTGTCTCTCGGCGGTCACTTGCTCGTGACTCATGAGGAGGACGGAACGCCGGTAATCAATTATTATGGCGATTTTCCGGATACCGCCTCTCAACGGATCGAGTTTGGAGAGAACCTAAAAGATTATACTCGGACGGCAAACGCCGAGGATATCGCGACGGTACTTATTCCGCTTGGTTGTCGCCTGAAAGACGCGGACGGTAACGATACAGACGAATATCTCACAATCGCGAGTGTCAACTCCGGTAAAGACTATATCGAAAGCGCCGACGGGATCGCGATTTACGGCCGGATTGTAAAGTCGGTCGTTTGGGAGGACGTGACCGTCGCCTCGAGGCTCCTCACAAAAGGCCGTCAGGAACTCTCGAACTTGATAAACCAAAACGTCACGATCGATTTGACGGCGATCGATCTCCATCTACTCGACCGATCGATCGAGTCGTTTCATTACGCCGAGTATATCCCGATATACTCCGAGCCTCACGGCCTCAACGTCGTTATGCTCTGTAAGAAACAGACGATTGATCTTTTGAAACCGGACAACGACTCTTTGTCGCTTGGTTACTCGTACCGGAGTTTGACCGAAACGAGCGCCGCCGCGAATAAGAGTACAAACAATGTCAACGCTCAGATCTCCTCGATTATTGTTTCGGTAAATAATGCTATAACCGAGGTTACAAACTTAAACGACGTCGTCGCCGGAAATACAACCGATATAGCCGTCACGAGTGAAGATCTCGAGGCGGTTGTCCGAGTTGTTCAGCAAAATACAAACGATATAACGGAAATTGTCGCCGACGTGCAGACGTTACAAGGCGACGTCGAGGCGGTCGCAACCGTCGCAAGAGATAGCGCTCTCAAGGCGTCAGACGCTCAGACAAGAGCAACCAACGCCGAAACAACGGCGAACGCCGTCGCCGGAACCGTCGGACAATTTGACAACCGGATCTCGGCTCTCGAGGATCTCGGTCTCTTTGTCGGTGAGGACGGCGGTATCTATCAAGAATACGAGGAGGATTAAAGGCTCATGACAATCTATCAGGGGTTGACCTTGCTATTTGGATCCGGATTATTGATCGCGATCATTAAAGGGATTTACGGCAAGGTCAAAAACAGAAAAGATCGTCACGTCGCCGTCGAGTTAGGGATACAAGCGATCCTCAGATCTCAAATGATCTCGGATTATAACAAGTATTCCGAAAAAGGTTTCGCTCCGGTATATGCTCGAGAAAATTTCGAGAATATGTACCAACGATATCATAACCTCGGCGCTAACGGCGTTATGGACGATATGAGAGAAAAGTTTCTAAATTTGCCTCTCCAAAAAGAGGACTACTGACAGAAAGGAGAAATTAGACTATGAGAAATCTTACAAGTAAAGAATGGTGGAGCGCGGCCGCGATCCGAGCCGTTAAGACTATGGCTCAGACGGCTCTCGGTATGTTTACCGTCGGCGCGGCTATGTCCGAGGTCGATTGGATCAAAATCGGATCCGTCGCCGTCGTCGCCGGAGCGTATTCTCTGATTACGTCTCTCGCCGGACTCCCGGAAGTTGAGGAGGGTTGATTATGGGATATTCAAGACAGGCCGTCGTCGACCTCGCGAGATCATGGATCGGTAAAAACGAGGCCGACGGGAGTTACAAGGTCATTATCGACACTTACAACAGTTACAAGGGAGCGTTTCCGCGCGGTACGAAAATGCTTTACTCGTGGGCGTGGTGCGCTTGTACTTGGTCGGCTCTCGCGATCAAGTTAGGTTATACCGAGATCATGCCGATCGAGATCTCGTGTTACTACCTGATCGAACGCGCTAAGGCTATGGGTATTTGGGTCGAAAACGACGCATATATCCCGAAACCGGGCGACGCCGTTCTCTATGATTGGGACGACGGGGGCAATTACTCAAATTATGATAATACCAACGCTCCGGATCACGTCGGAACCGTCGAAAGTGTCAACGCCTCGGCCGGTACTTTTATCGTGATTGAGGGTAATAAGAGTAACGCCGTCGGTCGCCGGACAATGAATATCAACGGACGTTATATCCGTGGGTTTATTTGTCCGAAATATACTGAGGACGGATCCTCCTCGAGCGGCTCCTCGATCGCAAACAAGACGGTCGACGAACTCGCGAAAGAGGTAATCGCCGGAGTATACGGTAACGGGGACGCTCGAAAAGCGGCTCTCGGCTCGCGTTATGGTGAGGTACAGGCTCGCGTTAATGAAATACTCAAGGGATCCGCAAAGACCGAGAAAACGGCTCTCAGTCGTCAGGCGACGGCAACCGCCGACGCTAAGGTTATTTGGGATTACCTGATCGGTAAGATCGGGAACGCTTTCGGCGTCGCCGGTCTCATGGGTAATCTTTACGCTGAGTCCGCGCTCGTTCCGATCAATTTACAACAGACTTACGAAAAGAGTCTCGGTTATACTGACGCCTCTTATACGGCGGCGGTTGATAACGGATCCTATACGAACTTTGTTCGTGACTCTGCCGGTTACGGCCTCGCACAATGGACATATTGGAGCCGTAAAGAGGGACTCTTAAAGTATGCTCAGGGGATTAAGTCCTCAATCGGCAATCTGACAACTCAGCTTGAATTTCTGTATAAAGAACTCTCCGAGAGTTATACCGGAGTCCTCTCGACTCTGAAAAATGCGAAAAGCGTCCGCGAGGCGTCCGATACGGTTTTGACGAAATTCGAGAGACCGGCTAATCAGGGCGAGAGCGTACAGATCAAGCGAGCCGGTTACGGTCAAATGTACTATGATAAGTACGCCGGAGGAGCGGCAACCTCCAAGACTGAGGATCCGAAACCTGAGACTAAGGTCGAGGAGGTCAAGTCCTATAAAGTCGATTACGCCGCCTCGAAAGAGAACGGTCACGGTCGAGGGACAAGCCTCAAAACGACCGACGATCTCAACCTGAGAACCGGAGCCGGTACAAACAAGACGATTATCAAGGTACTCAAAAAGGGTACTCGCGTCACTTGGTACGGTTTTTATACGACTGTATCCGGGACACGTTGGTATCTCGTCGCGGTCGACGGTATTACCGGTTTTTGTTCCTCGCGTTACCTTGCGTAATCTCGCGTAATCGCCTCGAGAGTCGCGCTAAGCGCCTCAGAGAGCGACTTTAACGCAACGGACGAGGAAATTATCGCCTGAGAGATTAAAACAGCTCTGAGGGCAAATCTGAGCGTCTGAGAGGCTATATTGTAAAAAGGGGAGCCGAGGGTTTATAATAACTCTCGGCTCTTTTTTTCGTTGTGTAATAAAAACCGAAAATCGCTCAAGACGGTTAAAACCGTGGTGAGCGATTTTCTGCTTTTATCTCAAAAAATTAAAACGTCCATTGTATCGTGATATCTTGTCCGTCGAAATCGATCCGATCGATCAAGGCTTTACAGGCGATCCGCGCTTTCTCAGGATCCTCGGCATCGGCCTCCAATGACTCGGCGAGTCTCCGGATCTCCTCGTCGCCGATCTCCTCCGAAAGAGTCTCTCTGATCCTCTCAATCTCCTCTCTGAGCGTGTTACTCTCGAGATTATATGTCTCGATCTTATCCTTTATTGACGCGAGATCAATCCCTCCGATCGTGTATAGATCCATGAGACGCGAGATCTTGACGTCGTTTCCTTTTATCCGATCCTCCAAAATCTCAATACGTTCTAAGTCTCCGGCCGTCTGAGTATTCGATCTTGTTTCTTTGAAATACTCAGGATCAAGCCGGAGTTTTTTTATCTGATCGAGAACATACCTCTCGATCACGCCGAGATCATACCGGGGCGTCGTACAACCGGTTTTTGTTTTTCCGGGACAACAGAGAGCGCGGCCGATCGTGCCGTCTTTTCTCCTCCGGCCTTTATGCTGAATAATCATTTTCTTTTGACAGTTGACACAGTAACAAAGGCCGGTTATCGCTGAGGCGTGTTTCTGAAAATTAAAGTGATTTTGATCGGTCGCGGCCTGACGTTTGAGTCGATCGGCGGCGCGATCGTATTCCTCGCGATCGATAATCGCCTCATGTTGTCCGGGATATTCCGTCCCGTTGTGGACAATGATCCCGATCGCAACTCGATTAGTAACGACCGAGTGAACCGTCCCGGCGGTAATTTTGCCGAAGTGAGTTGTAATTCCCTCCCGTTGAAATCCGGACGCGATCGAGGCTTTCGTTTTCCCTGAATTAAACTCTCGATAGATCCTCCGGACGATCTCGGCCTCATACGGATCGACGACGAGTTGTCCGTCCTCGTACCGATAACCGATCGGGATCCGGTTAGATCCGTGAAAGAGACCGGATTTCGCTCGTCCCTCTCGGCCGAGACTCATACGTTCTTTTATTTGTTCTCGCTCGAGTTGAGCAAAGACCGAGAGGATCCCGATCATAGCACGACCGAGCGGCGTCCCGGTATCGAAATTCTCTGTCATACTGACAAAGTCGACCGAGGCCGGGAGAAAGACGTCCTCGATCAGATAGAGCGTGTCCTTTTGAGATCGGCTCAGGCGATCCAATTTGTAAACGACGACTTTGTTTACTTTCCCGGCGTTGACGTCGAGGATCAGAGACCGGAGGCCGGGACGCTCGAGAGATCCTCCGGAAAATCCCGGATCAGAATATACGCGGTACACACTCCAAGATTGAGCCTCGGCATATTTAACCAAACGCTCGCGTTGTTCGTCGATCGAATATCCCTCGGACGCTTGCTCTTGTGTACTGACGCGAATATAAAGCGCGACGACAGTATTTGAAATCATGATTTAACCTCCTCGCGTAACAGAATAACAAAAACAAAGAAATTTTCGCGTATTCCTTATATACTCTTATTTTTTTATTACCTTATACTCCTATATATCTTTTTTCCTTAAAAGTTAAAAGAAAAATATAGATTATGTTATATAAGGCTCAAAAGGTCAGTATTTACAAGGGTTTTCGCCGTAACAAAAAGCGTAACAAAACGCTTTTCTGATTTTGGGGCGTTTCTGTTTTTGTTACGGCGATAACAAAAAGACCGGCGAGAGTTTTTTGTTATGCTCTTTGTTTTTGTTACCTATTTTGTTACTTCTTATTGAGCCGATCAAGCTGACGGATAATAATCCAATTTTGCTCGATCAACGTCTGTAAGTAAGTGAGTTTCGCGACGTCCTCGGCTTTCCCTGAGAGAGTCGTTCCGAAAGTAATCAAGTTACTCCCGGCGAGACCGGCCGCGATCGATTGGACTGAGGCGAGATCCTGAGGATCGGATAACTCCTCGAGTCCGTACTTGTGCAAGAGATCCGCGATCTTTTTCGCTTGCTTATCTTCTTTCGTTTCTTTGTTTCCAAACAATGCCATATTGACAACCTCCTATTTTTTACGGTTACGCTTTCGAGCCAAGTCGAGACCGAACGCGAGAGAGTCTAATATAGATTGGACGCTCTCAGCGCTCGCCGGTTTGCCGTCAAGCGTGAGTCCGGGTTGACGTAAAAGGTTTTCGGTCGTCTCGAGGATTTTGACGATATCCTTTTGACTCCTCTCCGGAAGTGGATACGTCTCCGGGGTCGGATCGTCGGTCTTTCCTATTATCCAAGCCGGAGAAACTTCGAGAACTTTCGCGATCGCCTCTATCGTCGGCAATTTTACACTTTTGAAATCAGCGTTTTCGTATCGGTGGATCGTTGCCTTATTGACTCCGATCTCGTCGGCTAATTCCGATCCGCTCATACCGAGAGCCTCCCGACGTTGTTTAATCCGCTGACCGATTAGATTGATATCCATGATCTGACCTCCTCTCGCCGGTACAAGGTATTATATCATAGTCTATCGCGCTACGCAATAATTTATTGCAAATTTACGCAACGAGAATTTTTTACAGAAAAGGGGTTGACTTTTGCGTTTTCAGGTCGTAATATAAAAATGCGCGTTGCGAAAACGCGACGCAAGGCGCGAAAGAAATTCACATAACGAACAGATAGGAGGTAAAACGAAATGGTAAACACGACAAAGATCAAGGCTCGAATAATCGAGGTCGGTCTTACTCAGACAGCGGTCGCGGCGGCGTTACATATCGCTCAAAGTACACTCAATCAGAAAATTAACAATACGCGGCCTATGACTCTCGACGAGGCCGAGGAGTTACAGAAAATTTTGTCGATCCCTGATCCGGAGTTTTGCGCTTATTTTTTTTCGAGCGCGGTTGCGTAAACGCGACGACCGGCCTTAGGTTTCACAATCGCCGAGCCGACGGATCTATCCTCGAGGATCTCGCCGGGTTGATCGTCCCGGTCACAGATAGGACGATCTCGCTTTTCGAGGGGAGAGTATAAATTTTAAGAAAGGGCTAACCATGTACAAATTCTATCTTTGCGGCGTGGAGGTACGCCGAACATTTCGACCGGGTAAGAGCGTTAGAGACGCAATCGTCGCGCTCGATCTCAAGATCACAGAGTTTCAGGAAAAATATTCAACTCGCAGATACAGGACGAGTAACGAAATGTCTATTGAGTGCGCTGAGATCCTCGGAGAGATCAAATTTATGTATCTCGCCGGATACTTAAAACGTTTGGACTATCGGCGTGTCATCAATGCTCTCACGGGTCAACAATTCGATAATGTGGAGGAGGATAACTATTATGAGTAAATTCAATCAGGGAGACCGAGTTACTTTTATCAAGAACGCGATCGGGATTGTCAACGGCCGGGATCTGACCGGTAAGACCGGAACGGTAAAAAAGACTTTCGGTGATATGCCGATCGTCCTCGTTGAGTTTGACGGGGAGATCTGTAAGATCCCGGATTTATGCCTCGAAAAGGCTCCGGATCCGAAACCGGAATTTGATCCGAAAAAGGTTGTTGAGATCACTCGAGACGAGTTTCACGATCTCGCGGTCAAGTTTACGTCGCTGAAATTCCTCGAGGATCTTTTTGAGGACGAGGATATTGACGACGGGTATATCGTCGAGTTTGCGAGTGTCGCGGCCGTCGTGACAGACAACCTCGAAAATATGCTTTTCGGCGATACAGAATGATCGAGTTATATCGTCACCAAGAAATCGCGCTCTCGTATTTCAGGTTGACCGACTCTTTCGCGCTTTTTGCTGAGCCGGGTTGCGGTAAGACGCTCCCGAGCCTCTTTCGGATCTTGGATCTCCTCAGATCCGGCCGGATCGAAAAGGCTCTTGTCGTTGCTCCGAAATCGGCGCTCGGTGCATGGTCTCGAGATATTGAGAAATTAAACGATCTCGATCGCGATATGATCCTCGGCGCTCTGACGCTTATAAACTACGACAAAGTTTGGAGAGGCGGCGACAAAAGCGCGTATAACCGTGAGTACGGTTGTATTATTCTCGACGAGTCTCACAATATAAAAAATCGGACGAGTCAGAGAGCGAAATTTCTTCTCTCGCTCGGTTGTCGATCTAAGGTCAATTACATTTTGACCGGTACGCCGATCGCGAACGGCGCTCTCGAGGATATTTGGTCTCAATATACATTTCTCAGGCCGTACAAAGACCGAGGCCGGATATATGGCGAGATATGGCGCGACGAGTGGACGGCTCGAGATCCCGGAAAGACTTTCAAAGGATCGTATCAAGAGTTTCTCGATCGTTACTGTATCCTCAATATGTATCACAAGCCGTCGAGTTATGTACGAGTCCGGGAACTCCAAGAGATCATAAATAAATACTCGTACCGGGTCAGAAAGCGCGATTGTTTGGATCTTCCGGAGAAATTACCGGACGAGATCGTAAAGGTCGATCTCATGGAGAAAAGTCTTTATAAGAGACTTTCAACCGAGAGCGCGATCCTCGAGTATGAGATCCTCGCCGATAATCCGTTGAGCCGACTTATTAAACTCCGGCAAATGTGCGCCGGTCATATCATGACCGATCAGGGGTTGATCGAGTGCAAATCTGAGAAACTCCAAGCGCTCGAGGAGATAATCGACGGATATCCGGAGGATAAAAAACTCGTGATCTTTGCTGAGTTTAAGTATTCGATCCGTAAGATCTCGGAGTTACTGAAAAAGAAAAAGATCCGGTTTATCGTCCTCGACGGCGATCAAAAGGATAAGACGATTTGGAGGCAATTCCAAACAGACGACAAAATCCGCGTGATTGTCTGTCAGTACAAGACCGCGAACTCCGGTATCGATCTATACGCGAGCGATACGATCATATATTACGAGCCGACGACTCAGAGTATCACGCTTGAACAGAGTCGCGACCGGATCCATAGATCCGGACAAACTCACGCTTGCTCGTACATTCATTTATTGACAACCGGGACGGTCGAGGTTGCGATTTATCGCGCTCTCGCCGGTTATCAGGATTTCGGAGAGAAACTCTTTACCGAGTATATGAATAGTTACCGAAAATCTTTTACAAAATAGGAGGCTAACCGATGAAAACAGTTAAACTCTTGACCGATATCCTGAAAGCGTCAGAGAAACGCGATCAGGGCGGCAAGAAATCGCCGTTTATGTACGGTGAAACGGAGGACTCGATCGCGGTCGCGGTCGGAGGTAGTTATTTGGTCTTTGTCCGAAAAGACCGGTTTTATCTCGATCTCGAGAAGTGTTTCCCGAAACAAACGCCGCTCAATCTGAAAAAAATTATCTTTGAGGATCCGGAGGACGCTTTCCTCGCTTATGATACCGGAATGACTCGCAAGGTTGAGGACGGTCGGACGATAAAGATTTTTGAAACCGAAAAGGCGACGATATGGATCGACGCGGATAATTTCCGTTATTTGGATCTCGACGGCGCGATCTTTAAGGGAACTGAGAAAAATAAACCGCTTTACGTTTATGAGGATAGCAACCTCGGCGAAATGCTCGTCGGTATGATCCTCCCGGTTAATCATAATTGAGGAGGTCAGATCATGAAATATTGTATCGAGTGCGGTTGTCTCATGCCGGATAAGCATATCGGCGACGTTTGCGAGGTCTGTCAGGACGAGCGCGGCGGTACAGTTTCGGATCGTGTCAGAGAGGAGGCGAGAAATTGCAAGTCAGGATCTACGATATCGAGGTATTCTCGGACGATTGGATCGTCGACTTTCGGGATCCGGAGATCGAGGACTCACACGTCGTAATACATAACGATAATTTTCACCTGAAAGCGTTTCTCGAGCAACCGGATCTTGTGATCGGTGGTTTCAACAATAAACATTATGACGATTGGATTATTCTCACAATGATACTCGGAGGCTCAAACGTCGAGGTCAAACGTCACAACGATTTTATTATCAGCGGCGGTAATGGTTGGGAGTTTCCGTTTATCCAATATCAGAAAAAACCGTTTAATAGTTTTGACCTGAGGGACGATATCGCCGACAAAGGTCTCAGCTTGAAAGCGGTTGAGGGGAACTTACATTTACCGATCGTTGAGTCGTCCGTCCCGTTTGATATTGATCGACCGTTGACTCCGGAGGAACTCGAGGAGGTTATCGCCTATTGTAAGAACGACGTTGACGCGACTTGTCGTCTTTACCAAGAGCGTAAGACGGATTATATCGACTCAAAGATCCTCGTCTCTCAAATGTACGGCGTCCCGATCGAGGAGGGTATCGGTCTTACAAACGCGAAACTCTCGGCGAGAGTCCTAAACGCGAAACACGAAAGCCGGGACGACGAACGAGATTATCACGTTCCGGAGTGCCTCGATCAAGATCTGATCCCGGCGAAAATCCTCGATTTCTTTATGCAGATCCGAGACCTCTCGATCCCGGCGACAAAACTTTTCGGAACCGGAAAACAAGGGTCTAAGGGTATGACTCTTGACGTTTGGGTCGAGACGGCCTCCGGCCGGTGTCCCGTCACTTATGCGTGGGGCGGCGTACACGGTGCGAAACCGGCTTTTACCGCTGAGGCGACGTCCGAGCGTCTGATCGTCAATTATGACGTGTCGAGTCTGTATCCTAACTCAATGATAAATTTCGGATATTGCTCGCGCTCTATGGAGGATCCGGACGCTTATAAGAAACTCGTCGCGACGAGGCTCGAGGCAAAGAAAGCCGGAGAAACCGAAAAGGCGACGGCGTTAAAGTTGGTCGTCAATACTGTTTACGGCGCTATGCTCAATCAGTACAACGATCTCGCGGATCGCCGAGCCGGTCGATCGGTTTGTATCACAAATCAATTAGCTATGACTCAGTTAATTGTAATGCTCGCGAGTCGGTGTCAGACAATCGACTTTATCAATATCAATACTGACGGCCTTATGTTCTTTATCGACAAAACAGAGGATACACTCTCGAGCGAGATTGTTTCAGAATGGTGTCAGATTACCGGTTTTGAAATGGAGCGAGACGATTTCGAGAAAGTCATACAGAAAGACGTCAATAATTATATCGGGATCAAGGTCGGCGGCAAAATGAAAACAAAAGGCGGTTTCGTCTCGCTTTATAAGGGCGGTAACTTTAAGACGAACTCTCTCCCGATTATTGATAAGGCCGTCGTCGAGTATTTGGTAAAGGGAACGCCTCCGGAGGAGACGATCCGATCTGAGACCGATATCTTTCAATTTCAGAGTATCGTCAAGACCGGCGGTACATACGAGGGATCGTATCACTATATCAACGGCGAACGAGTTGAGATCCAAAAGGTCAACCGGGTATACGCCGTCAATAATCCGATTTACGGTCAGATCGTCAAGGGTAAATGGATTACTGAGAAACGTAAGAAAGATAAGGCGACCGGAAAAATGATCTCCGAGCCGGTGGATCCTCCGGTTTGGCAAGAGTCCACAATACCGGAGTGTCCCGATCATGCTTTCGTTGATAACGAAAACACTCTCGCGATCGCCGATCTAAATCTAAGTTACTATATCGAAATGGCAAAAAGCCGGATCGATAAGTATATAAACCTCGATCGCAAGGTCGAAAACAAACTCAAAAAAATACAGGAGGTTATTACAATCATGGCAACAGAAAAAGCCGCAACCACAACCGAGGCGAACGTCCTCAATGTTTATCAGAAACTCGCTCAGGCGAGAGCGAAATTTCTCGATACGCCGATTAAGAAATCAGGTATCAACCGTTTCGCTGAGTTTAAGTATTTCGAGTTGGAGGATATCGTACCTCCGGCGACCGCGATCTTTAATGATCTCGGCCTGATCCTCGTCGTATCGTTCGAGGAGGGATCCGCAATCGGTACTCTCGTCAACGTGGACGCTCCGGATCAGACGATCGTTTTCCGCTCTCCTCTCGTCGATCTGACAACCGCCGACGGCAAGTATCCAAACGGTATGAACTCGGTACAGGCGCTCGGAGGATCAGAGACTTATCAGAGACGTTACTTGTACATGGTCGTTTTGGATATTGTCGAGGCCGACTCTTTCGACGCCGGATCCGGAAAACCTGATCCTGAGACCGGTAAAACCGAGAGCGTGAAAAAGTCCAATAAACCGGCGAGCGAACCGGAGCGCAAGGCCGCGAAAGAGAATATTATCGACTCTGACGGATCCGCGACTGAGACTCAGATCAAGGGTATTAAGAACGGTTTGAAAAAGTTGAGAGCAAAAGACGAGAAATACGAGCCGTTTATTACTGAGACGGTTAAGAGGATTAAGGCCGGACTCAAAAAGACCGAGGCTGACGATCTTTTGATCGAAATTGGTAAAAAGGTCGAGGAGTAAATTTTTTTGCTCGATAGTTGCGTAAATGTTATATAGGAGGTTGCGTAATGTATTTTAATGTTATCCATATGAGATCGGGAAAAAATCTCGCGTTTGAGTCTGACGTTCCTTATTCCCTCGATAAGATCGAGCCGGACGGTTGGAACGTTATCACGGATCAGGCGACCGGAGAGGTTATCTCCGTGAGAGGCTCTGAGATCGCCGCTCTTTCGTCCGTGGACGTCTCAAAGGTCGCGCCTGATAAAAAGATCGACCGTCGCACAAAAGCGGCTCAGGCGGCTCGGAGACGCGGTCAGGGAGGCGCTTTCAAGTCCTCGGTTACTAAGAGTTAAGAGAGGAGGCTAACCAACAAATGAAACTCTATATCGTTACCAATGAGCGAGGAGACAAGAGGTATACGATCGCCGGTAACGCGGTCGACGCGAGGAGGTACGCGATCGACAGTTGTATCGGCGGTCACAAGATCGAGAGAAAAGTTTTCCGGACGTATGAGGGACGGATCCTCGAGATCGATCATATTCCCGGCACAATCCGCGAGGAGGAGGCTCTCGTAATTGTAAACGCCTACGGATATAACCTCGACGGCTCCGAGTATCAGAAACCGGCTAAGGCCAAGCGCGGACGTGCGGCCAAGATCACGCCGGACGGTCGGAGGAAGTGTCTCCGGTGCGGTGAGACAAAACCGGTCTCGGAGTTTCCTCCGAGATCCGGAGGAGGATATCAGTCGTATTGTCGACCTTGCAAAATCATTTATGACCGCGAGAGACGCGCGGCGAAAAAGAATAAATAGGAGGCTAACACTATGAAAGTCACAATCAAGAGAACAACCGAAAGAACTATGTCCGAGATCGTGGATCTTGTCAGATCCGGAAAGCACGTCGAGGAGTTTCAGGTCGGTGATCTGATCGACGTCGGCGGTATTACTCACGCGATTATCGGTATCGACGTCGAGGAGGGTCTCGATCATTCTATGACGGTACAGAGGATCGATCACGTTTACGATCATGTTTTCTCTTTCAAAGACAACCGTTACGAGACGTCCGAGATCCGTCGCTATCTCAATGAGGAATACGCCGAGGATCTCCCGGTCGAGTTTGTTGAGGCGATCAAGCCGATCAAGATCGACGGTATGAACGGCGAGGAGCGTTTCTTTCTTCTCTCCTCTAAGGACGTCGATCTCGAAAAGAGCAAGTATCCGTTTTATCACAAGCGCGAGAACCGGATTAAATATGACGAGGACGGTTTCGCTACTTGGTGGTGGTTCCGCGATCCTTATACCGGGAACTCGTACTATGTGCGTTATTGCCCCAGCGACGGTACCGTCCTCAACTCCAACACCGCGACCAACGGCCAGCGCGGCCTCTCTCCGGCTTGCGTAATCGCGTAATCTCACAATTTGCGCTCGCAAGAGCGCACTCTCAGAACATAGATACAGGAGGTTAATATATGGAATTTCTGAGCAATAACACAATCAAAGTTGAACCGCCGAAAAAGCCAAAAAAGCTGACGGCGACGCGTTTCGCTACGATCATGGGTCTCAATGCTTGGTCGACGCCGTTCTCGGCTTGGTGCGAAATGACTCGTACATACGAGGAACCTTTTACCGACTCGATCTATACGGTCGCCGGTAAGATCATCGAGCCGAAAATCTGTGAGTATCTGAGGACTCGTTATTTCATGGATATTAAGAGTCCGACGGACGTATACGGTCAGGATTATTTCAAAAAAACGTGGGGCGATTTCTTTCCCGGCGTCGAGGGTCTCGGCGGTATGTGGGACTTTCTCGGAGACGATTTCGTCGTCGAGGTTAAGACGACAAAACGCGCTGAGGATTGGCTCGGCGTTGACGGTAAACCGGAGCCGCCGATTTATTACAAATTACAGGCCGCGTTATACGCTTATCTCCTCGGTTTCGATGATGTTGTTATGACTTGTTCGTTTCTCGAGGAAAAGGATTATCCGATCGAACTTGGAGAGGGTCAATTTGACGAGTCTCCGGCTCAGGCTTTCGTACCGACGGTTGATAATACGATTGTGATCGAGTTTAAGGTCTCCGAGGAGTTTCCGACGTTCAAAGAGTCTTATATCGATCCGGCTATGAGATTTTGGAGGGATCACGTTTTGACCGGGATCTCTCCGGAATACGACGAGAAAAAAGACGCCGCGATCCTGAAAGAACTCCGGAAAAATACCGTCGATCCGACGGACGCCGATCTCAAAAAGCTACTCGCCGAGGGCGATCGCCTGAGAGCGCAAATCGCGAGAGCGGATCAGAAACTCAAAGAAAAACGCGATCGGCTCAAGGAAATCGAGGGATCCGTCAAAAAGGTACTTATCAAAAAGTTTCGTAACGGTGACGATCACGTCGAGACGACAGGCCGCTCGTATGTTTGGACGGTTGGACTTTCTCAGAAAAAGAGTTTCGACCGGACGAAATTCGACGAGGATTATCCGGGCGTATATGCCAAGTATGAAACCGAGAAACCACAATACACACTCAGAACAAAACAGATCGAGGAGGGTAAGTAATGAGAAAACTTAAAAGATCGGTCGCGCGAGCGAGAATGATTAAGGCCGGTTGGACTCAGTTAAATAAGAAAATCGGCGGCTCGAGCAAGTTTTCGAGGTATTGGAGAAAATTCATTTGAGGAGGTAAAAATCTATGAAATTTGAGAAGTTTTTCAAATCGGCCGGTACTCACGGTCAGGTCGTAAAGAACGGCGTCGATACATGGCTTGTTTGTGGCGGCGTCGGTATGAAAATCCCGGAGGGGATCAACAACCTCGGTATCTCTGTAAAGCCGGACGAAATGTTTACCGCGATCGTCAACGCCGAGCCGGATAGCGATATCCTGATCCTCAAGAGCGCGATCCTCAAGGATCCGGAGGGTAAGGCCGGAGATATTATCCGCGTCTTTGAGACCGATTTCGGCGATAAGGTCGGGATCAATAACGACAAGTACGGACTCCTCGAAAAGAGAGACGTCCTGACGTATCTCGAGATCGAGGACGACGATCCGGAGCATGACGGTGAGATCGTTAGATACATTCTCGTAAGTGACCATAACAAAGAGGTTGTCGGATTTATTCACGGTACGGCCGATATCTAAGAAAGAGAGGTTTATCACAATGGCAAAAATGAAACTTTCGGAGTCAACCTTTACGCTGATCCCTGAGGGCGTGACGATCTTTAAGGTAATGGAGGTCGACGACTCCAAGTATGAGGATTTCGGAAAACTTGTCGTCAAATTGCAGACGGCTAAGGGCGAGACTCATAACGAGACCTTTACGATCGTCGGCAAAGGCGGCGAGGTCAACGAGGGCGCGCTCCGTGCATGGTCGTATTTCGCTCGGACGTGCCTCGGTAACTATCAGGCCGACGAGATCGATACTCAGGATATCGTCGGTTGCTATATTCAGGCGACCGTCAAGCACGAGACTTTTACTCGTACAAAGGGAACTCGCGCCGGTGAGGAGGGAACGAGCGTCAGACTTAACGATTACGCGGTCGCGAGCGGTTTCGGCAAGAAAGACGATCTCAAAGGCGCTATGAATGAGCCGGAGGATCCGGACGACGAGGACGACGATCTCGACGACCTCGACGATTTCCTCGACTCATGAGCGCGAAACCGGAGAAACGCTTACAGGACAAGTGTATCAAGTGGTTAAAGGCTCAAGGGATTTATTACCTTAACCTTTATGGAGACGGGTTTTCCGGAAAAGGAAAGCCCGATCTCCTCGCTTGTATCAACGGGCGTTTCGTTGCTTTCGAGTTAAAGGTCGGCTCTAACGATATGCAAGACGACCAAAGAATCCACAAAATCAGGATCGAGAGATCCGGCGGCTTGCATTTCTCGCCGTACTCGTTCGAGGAGTTTATAAAAATCGTGGAGGGTTTACAGAATGGATAAACAAGACAAAATCAAACTCTATCTCTCGTTTATGCCGAGTGAGTGCGTGATCCCGGCGAGAGATCTCGACGCGATCGGATTTTTCGACGTACCGGCGTCGATTAAATATCATGGCGCTCATGAGGGCGGTCTTTTCGATCATTCTTTTACAGTTGCGAAAGCGCTCGTCGAACTGACCGAGAAACTCGGCCTCGTTTGGGAACGTGAAACGTCGCCGTATTTCGTCGGTATGTATCACGATCTTTGCAAATGCGATCAGTATATCAAGGATCCCTCCGGAGTATGGACGTATAACGACGATATCATAAATCCGGATCACGGATCGAAAAGTATTATGATCGCCGCTCGCTATAAGAGATTGACCGGCGAGGAGGAGGCTTGTATCCGTTGGCATATGGGCGCGTTTGAGACCGATCCGAAAATGTGGAACTATTACGGACGCGCGATCGAGCGTTATAAAAACGTCCTCTTTACTCATACCGCGGATATGATCGCGAGCCGGATCCTCGGAGTCTGACAGTATGATCGGGACAATTTGTAATATTTTTCTCGGAGTCCTCGCGATCGCGTTGTTTGTCATTTGGGTAATTGCGCTCGCGGATTATGACGGCTCCGGAGAATGTACTCGTGAGGATTATGATCCGGATAATTTGTATTGTAAAACGTGTCCTTTTCCTTGCGAGTTTCGAGATCGGAGGCATTGACCAACGGGCGCGGCCTGAGTCGCTGACGATTACGAGAGGAGGTAAAAGACAATGGGTTATAAAAGTGATCCTCGATATAACGCCTCAGGTTGTCGCGACGATACGGCTTTTCAGGCTCTCAGGAATATCGAGAAAGAGGAAAAAACTCGAGCAGAAACCGAACGTGTAAACAAGTTACTCGCGACGATCTTTTATATTTGTGATCTCGCCGGTTTTCTCGTCGAGGGTCGGATCTCGCTCAGAGACAAAAAGACCGGTAAGATTTGGAGGTAAAAATATGGACGCGGAAAGGTGTTTAATGTGCGGCGCGATTATTCCGGAGGGGCGACAAGTTTGTCCCATATGCGAGAAAGAAAGCGACGTTGTAAATCATCCGGCTCACTATACCGACGGTAAGATCGAGGTAATTGAGTTTATTGAGGACAAAAAACTCGGTTTCTGTTTAGGTAACGCCGTCAAATATATTTCGAGAGCCGGGAAAAAGGATCCGAGTAAAACAGTCGAGGATCTAAAAAAAGCGATTTGGTATATCAATCGCCGGATTAAAGAGATCGAGGAGGTGAAAAAGTAAATGATTGAATGGTCAGAATACGCGGACGTATGGGATAAGGTCAAAAGAGCCGCGCGAACGACGATCAGTAAATCCGGCTCCGGCGTTTATCCGTCCGACGCTTGGAAAAAAACGATCCTCCTCGCGGAACATAGTCCGATTAGAAAGATCCGTTTCTCGTGGAAATGGAAAAATCTCAAGAGTTGGATCTCAGTCCATTTCGTGAGGCACAAGTACGGTATTGAGCATTGGGTTACGACTCAGAGATCAGATCGTACCGGTGTCAACCGAGATAAGAGTCCTCAGGATACGCCGGTCTCTCACGAGTGCGAGGCTAACGCTCAGGCGTTGATCTTTATCTCTCGTCGCCGGTTGTGCAATCAGGCCGCGAAAGAAACTCGCGAGGCATGGATCGAGGTCAAAAACGAGATCGAGAAAGCGGATCCGGTACTCGCCTCGGTAATGGTTCCGGAGTGCATTTATCGAGGCTTTTGTCCGGAGTTTACGAGTTGCGGTTATGTCAATACTCAAGAATACGCCGAGAGGCTGAGAGAATACAGAGAGAAACAGTAAAGGGGGTCTTACAATGCAATATATCATATTGGACGGTAAGACGCCGACTCACGGATTTAAGGACGGTATCGGCGCTAAGACTTACGATGAGGTTAAGGATTTCGACAACGTCGCCGTTATAGTGCCAAAAGGTTATATCGTTCTTGACTTTGATACCACGTCCGACGCTGAGATTATGCTCGCAATCGTGGACGGCCTCGGTCTTAAATGCCGGGTAATGAAAACGACTCGCGGTATTCATTGTTGGTTTAAGACGGACGAGGAGTCTCCAAAGAATTTTATCAAACAGAGACTCGCGGTCGGTATTTATTGCGATCGCAAGGCCGGAAACCGTAACGCTTACGTCAAGATCAAACAGGACGGAAAGCCGCGAGAGTGGATCCGGAAAGTCCCTCAGGATGAGATCGAGACCGTTCCGGCGTGGCTCTCGCCGATCTCGGCTCCCTCCGGAAAATTCTCGTTTAAGGGAATGACCGAGGGATCCGGACGCAATCAAGAACTATTTAACTATATCGTCTATTTACAGACGAAAGGACTCTCGCGAGAGGATATCAAAAAGGCAATCTCAATAATTAACGATTATGTCTTTGAGGATCCTCTCCCGGAGTCAGAAATCGCGACCATTTGTCGCGACGAGGCTTTCAAGCCGGACGACGTTATACAGGAACAGATCGAAAAGGCTCAAGAGAAAAAGTCCTCATTTTCTCATATTGATATCGCTGAGAGTATTATCGCCGGTCATAATCTGATCGGTTACAACGGTGTTATATATGAGTACGCTGAGGGATTTTATCAACCGGCCGATTATCTGAGACGATATGTCCGAGAAACGTATTTCGGCGCGAAAAACAATCAGGTAAATGAGGTCGTCCAATACATAAAGGATATGAAACAGATCCGGAGCGACGATATAAGGATAAATCCGTATATCCTCAATCTCAAAAATACGAGGCTCGATATCCGGTCGGGTAAGTGTCTCGAATTTACTCCGGACGCGATCGAGTTTGACCGGATCGACGTTACTTACGATCCCTCGGCTTATTGTGCGGATCTTGATAAAATGCTGAGCCGGGTCTTTCTCGCGGATCATGAGGTTATCTTACTTTTTGGCGAAATGCTCGGATCGGTACTCCTCAAACACGCGAGGTATCAAAAAGCGTTTTTATTTTGCGGCTCAGGATCCAACGGTAAAAGTACGATCCTCGACCTGATTAAGACTTTCCTCGGTCGCCGGAACTATTCCGCGATAACGCTCGAAAAGGTTACGGATCGTTTCAATACGGCCGAACTCGAGAACAAACTCGCAAACATAGGAGACGACGTCGACAATACCACGATCAAGGATACCGGTACTCTGAAAAAGTTGTTTTCCGGAAACTCGATCACGGTTGAGCGAAAAGGCGAGCGTCCGTATACGATCGAGCCTTACGCAACTCACATTTACTCATGTAACGCGATCCCGAGATCGTTTGATAAGTCTGAGGGTTTTTATCGTCGTTGGTTACTGATCCCGTTTAACGCTCGATTTACCTCGAGTGATCCGGATTATGATCCAATGATCGAGGATAAGATCTCGACGCCGGAGGCGCTTTCGTATCTCTTGAATATCGGTATCAAAGGCGCTCAGAGACTTATCAAAAACGGTAAATATACCGAGCCGAAATCAGTAATCGAGGCACTCGAGGCATACAAGGCCGATAACTCGACCGTCCTCTCGTGGATTGAGGACAGAGAACTCGAGGAGGAATATTTTATCGAGAACTCACGAGACAAACTCTATTCGGAGTTTTGCGATTGGTGTAAAGTCTCCGGGATCAAGTCCTCAATGGTCACGGGTAAAAAAACCTTTTTCCGTGAGGTCGTGCAGAAATTCGGTTTTGAGGACAAGGCTCGTCAAAAGCACGACGGCAAGCGGTATTTTATGGCTAAGATCGATTAGGAGGTCAACGTATGTTAGAACGGCTCAAAATGGTACTCAAGGCGGTTATCCTGATTATCATATTGCTCGCGATCACTATTTTACAAGTCGGACTCGAAAAAGATAAACTTGTCCGCGATACAATGGATCGTCGCGAGTTATGGTATGACGCCGATGATTATTTTGTAATGGTAAACACAACGGATCAGATCGTCGGCGTATATGACGCGATTACGCCTATCTATCATTTTCGTTGTAAGATTTATCGAGAATTTGAAAAAGATACAGTTATTACAGTTTCGGATCTCGAGGATTACGGGATCGTACTCTCTCCGGATCTTATGAATAAGATCCGCGAGATATGTCCGGAGGATACTCCGGTACTCATTTATGAGGAGGATTATCAAAGATGAAAGTTATTAAACGAAACGGCTCCGAGGTAGATTTTGAAGTTACCAAGATCGGAAACGCGATCGGGGCGGCAAATGCTGAGGTTACTGATAGATATCGGATCGACGAGGCCGAGATCGAACGACTCGCCGATAACGTGGCTCACAAATGCGAGAAATATGATCGCGCCGTCGGCGTTGAGGAAATACAGGAACTCGTCGAGACCGAGATTATGAAAGCCGGTTATTTCGAGATTGCGAAAGCATATATCCGGTATCGATACGATCACAATCTCAAGCGTGAACAGAATACGACGGACGACTCCGTCCTCGCTCTTGTCGATTATGATAACGAGGAGGTCAAACAGGAAAACAGTAATAAAAATCCGGAGATCATTCCGACTCAGCGCGATTATATCGCCGGAGAGGTCTCTAAGGATCTGACGCGTCGAAAACTCCTCCCTCCGGAGATCACAAAGGCTCATGACGCCGGTATTATCCATTTTCACGACGCGGATTATTTCATTCAACACTCTCATAATTGCGATCTCGTCAATCTCGAGGATATGCTCCAAAACGGGACGGTTATCTCCGGTACTCTGATCGAAAAACCTCATACTTTCTCGACGGCTTGTAATATCGCGACTCAGATTATCGCTCAGGTCGCCTCGAGTCAGTACGGCGGTCAGTCGATCTCTCTCGCACATCTCGCGCCGTTCGTGGACGATACGCGCCGCCGGTACGCTGAGAGATACGCCGATCTCCTCGGATTTATGAACGAGACGAATTATACCGAGTTTATCGAGAAACTTGTCAGGGAGGATATTAAAAAAGGCGTACAGACGATACAGTATCAGGTTGTTACTCTCATGACGACCAACGGACAAGCGCCGTTTATTACGGTCTATCTTAATATTAACGAGGTCGAACCGGGACGGACTCGCGAGGATCTCGCGCTCTGTATCGAGGAGGTTTTACGTCAGAGGATCGAGGGCGTTAAGAACGAGGTCGGCGTTTGGATTACTCCGGCTTTTCCGAAACTGATTTACGCTCTCGACGAGAATAACGTTCGCGAGGGATCCGAGTATTATTATCTGACAGAGATCGCGGCCGAGTGTACCGCTAAGAGAATGGTTCCCGATTATATCAGTAATAAACTCATGAGAGAGTTGAAAGGCGACGTTTATACTTGTATGGGTTGTCGGTCTTTCCTGACGCCGGATCGCTTTACTGACGCCGGTCTCGGAAATATGTCGAACGCGCTCAACTATAACGGAAAACATAAGTATTACGGCCGCTTTAATCAGGGCGTTGTTACGCTTAATCTCGTTGACGTGGCTCTTTCCTCCGGAGGAGATCCCGAGGCTTTTTGGAGGATCCTCGACGAGCGTCTCGATCTTTGTTATCGCGCTCTTATGTACAGACACAACCGGTTAAAAGGTACGCTCTCAGACGTCGCGCCGATTTTGTGGCAATATGGAGCGCTCGCGAGACTTGAAAAGGGCGAGACGATCGATCGACTCCTCTTTAACGGATACTCGACGATCTCGCTCGGTTATGCCGGTCTTTACGAGTGCGTCCGATATATGACCGGAGTCTCTCATACAGACGAGGCCGGAAAGCCATTCGCGCTCGAGGTTATGAAAGCATTAAACGCGGCTTGTCAGGCGTGGAAAGCCGAAACAAATATCGATTTTTCACTCTACGGAACGCCGCTCGAGAGTACGACTTATAAATTTGCGAAATGCTTACAAAAACGTTTCGGGATCATTCCGGGAGTCACGGATAAGAATTATATTACAAACTCTTATCACGTCCACGTCACCGAGCCGATCGACGCCTTTACGAAACTCTCTTTCGAGGCTGAATTTCAGGCACTCTCGCCGGGAGGCGCGATCTCATATATCGAAGTCCCGAATATGACCGATAATATCCCGGCCGTTCTGAGCGTGATCCGGTACATATACGAAAATATCATGTACGCCGAACTTAATACCAAGAGCGACTATTGTCAGGTTTGCGGTTACGACGGCGAGATCAAGATCGTAAAAGACGACTCCGGTAAATTGGTTTGGGAGTGTCCTCGGTGCGGTAATCGCGATCAAACGAAAATGAATGTCGCTCGCCGGACGTGCGGTTATATCGGTACGAATTTTTGGAACCAAGGACGGACGCAAGAGATCGACGAAAGGGTTTTACATCTATGAATTACGGAACGATCAAGAAAACAGATATCGCGAACGGCGACGGCGTCCGAGTCTCGCTCTTTGTCTCAGGTTGTGAAAACCATTGTCCGGGTTGTTTCAATCCTGAGACGTGGGCGTATGAATACGGCGAGGTTTTCGATCTCGATACAATGTCAGAACTGATCGACGCGCTCTCTCCGGAGTATATCTCCGGACTGAGCGTCCTCGGCGGCGAGCCGTTGGATCCTCACAATCGGGAGACCGTGACGTTTATTTGTGATACGACGAAAGTCATTTATCCGGATAAATCGATTTGGATCTATACCGGGTACAATTTCGAGGACGTTAAGGATCTCGAGATCATGAAATATATAGACGTCCTCGTCGACGGGAGATTTATTCTCGCTGAGAAAGATATCTCATTACAGTTTAGAGGATCCCGAAATCAGAGGATTATTAACGTCCCTGAGACGCTGAGATCCGGATCCATTACATTATGGAGGTCAAAATATGAGAAAGTCAGAACTCAATAAGATTATCGACGAGGGTATCGGTCGAAATCGTCAGTTTCTCGCGGTCAAGATCTTTACGGACGGAAATCCGACGCCTGAGATCATTGTCAATCAGATCGAAAGCGTCCCTCAGAAACGCGCCTATTACAACCGGGCGTATAACGACGATCTCGAACTGATCGCGGCAAAGAATAACGGAAAACTGATCCGGATCGACGACGCTCTCATGACGAGCAATCTCAACGATCTCTCTTGGTTTGTATATTGAGGAGGTAAACAGATATGAAAATCAAAACGATTAAAAACCGGCTCGATAATGCTGAGGACTTTGACCGCGACGTAAACGCGGCGATCGAGGAGGGATATATCCTCAAGAAAAGATATTTATCCTCGACTCCGAGAGACGGCGCGTATCGTATGTTGATCGCCGAACTCGAAAAGGATCCGGAGCCGTATCGTCGGCCGTTGGTTTTGGACGTTACTCTCGAAATGGACGAGGCGAAAAAACAGATCGAGGAAATTATCTCCGGAGAGGTCGAGATCCCGATCAAGTATTTCTCGGACGCGATCGAACATATCCAAAAGATCGACGTCGGCGATTGGATTGACCTCCGAGCGGCTGAGAATGTCGTCCTCCGATCCGGAGAGTATAAGTTGATCCGGCTCGGCGTCGGTATGATCCTCCCGGAGGGTTACGAGGCTCACGTCGTACCGAGGTCGTCGACCTTTAAGAATTTCGGTATCATACAGGCGAACTCTTTCGGCGTAATCGATAACAGTTACTCCGGCGACGCTGACGAGTGGCATTTCCCGGCGATAGCGCTCAGAGATACGTCGATCAGGATCGGCGATCGTATTTGTCAGTTTCGGATCATGAGGAAACAACCTCCGATCGATTTTCTGACGGTCGACCGGCTTAATACTGAAAGCCGAGGCGGTATCGGATCGACCGGAACGAGGTAACAAAACGAGTAACAAAAACGTCGAGGTAACAAAAACCGAGACGAAAAGCGAAATAAGTCCTCGTAACAAAAAATCACAAATAACAAAATCTAAAACCTATTTTGTTACGGATTTTGTTACGCCGAAAAGCCTTTATTTACAAGGGTTTTCGAGCCTTATATAACATAATCTCCTATTTCTTTATTACTTCTTAGAAAAAAATAATATATAGGAGTAGAGAGATATAAAAAATGTAATATATAAGAACTCGCGAAAAAAATGTGATTTTGTTACGGGGATAGGTAGGAGGAGCGTAACATATGGAAAATTCAGATATCGAGAGAGTCGAAAAGAAAAAACGATCGCTCAAGCGATACAAGAAAAATCTCTCTTGTATTGAGCGCCTCGAGGCTAAACTCGAAACTCTCGATACGCGTATGACCTCCGTCCGTTCTCCGAAACTGTCAGATATGCCTCGAGGCGGTCAACCGGTTACGACCGAGGATATGATCCTCGAAAAGATAGAACTCGAGGAACGGATCGAGAGGCTCAAGGCAAAATCGAAAAAACTCAGATCGGAGACTCTCGAGGAAATCGATAGGGTTGAGGATCCGAGATATTCCGAAATCTTAGAGGGATTTTTCATAGACTGTAAGTCTCTCGAGGAAATCGCCGAAAATACAGGGTATACAATTCGGCACGTTTACCGGCTTTATTCTGAGGGGGTTACTTTTCTCGCCTTGGATCAGGATCAGTAATATAACATTTTTACGTCACGATTTCGGCATTTTCAAAACGCGATTTTTGAGTAAAATTGGTATTGTAGCGATTTGGGTAAATTGCTCAGTTGGTTAGCCTCCAATTTCGGCGACAAGGGCGGTCTCTTTCGGGAGGCCGTCTTTGTTTCTCCCGAAAAGGGGCAATTTTCCGGAGGCTCTATATAGGGGGTCTATTTCCGGGGTTATTTTAGCGGTCTATATAGGGGGTCTTATATAGGGCGCTTTTTTTCAGCCTTTTTTAGAGGGTCTGTTTATGAGGGGGTCTTATATAGGGGGTCTCTGAGAGGGGGTGTATAGGGGTGCTATTAAAGGAGTGTCCTCGGTGCGGTAATCTTATCCCGTATGGGGCGGCTTATTGTGAGGCTTGTACTCCTATTGTAGAGGCTCAGAGACGAGCCTATCTCGAGAGATCTAAAAAGGCGGCGAATAAACGCTATAACAAGACGAGAGATCCTAAATATATACAATTCTATAACTCTAAGGATTGGAGGATTCTCTCAGCTAAGTACACTCAGGATCACGAGTATAAGTGTGAGGAGTGCGGAAAGATCGCGACAGAAGTACATCACATAGAACCTATTCAATCAGAGATTGGATGGAGAAAGAGATTAGATTACGATAATCTCGAATTACTTTGTGTCGATTGTCATAACAAAAGACACAACAGATTTAGGAGACGAGAGAGATCAAAACAATGATCTCTCTTTCTCTATCCCTGAGGCCGATCCTCGGAATTTTTCTCGCTTTGCCGGGGGTGGGTCAAATTCTGTGTGACGCTATGGGGATAACGGTACAGGGGGAGTCATTTGTAGCAAAAACTCCCCACAAAAAATATAGATAGGAGGTAAAGGCTATATGATTACAGAAACTTTCGTCGGTTATGGCACGGTAGAGACTGACGCGCTCTACCGGTGGGATCTTAATCAGGTACTCGCGATCAGCGGATCCGGATTAACCGTCCCTCCGGTAATTCATTTCGTCAATCTTAATCCGAACAAAACCGAGGAGGCTCTCGTCGTACAGGCGACTCTTTCGAGTGGCGTCGTAAAGGCTAATATCCCGAACGCACTCCTCGAGGAGCCGTTTGATATCGTGGCTTATATGTACTCGACCGCCGACAACGCCGGAAAGACTCTCGAAAAGATCAGGATCCCGGTAATTGATCGCGCGAAACCGGCAGATTACGAGTATAGCGATAATATCACGATCACGACCGCCGGAGCGCTCGAGGCCGATATCGTCTCGTATTACAACCGAGCAATCTCTCAGCTTAATCAGGTTGACTCGAGACTCACAACCTCGATCGAGAACGAGACCGCCGCGCGTATCGCCGGAGACGAGGCTCTCGCGGCTCAGATCAACGCGATCGTAATCGCCGCCGCCGACGACGGTAACGCCGCCGCCGAGATTGGTCAGGCGAGGGTCGACGCGAACGGTAAACAGTACGCGAGTCTGAAAGCAAGACTCGACGCCGCCGGGATCTTTGTCGGGGACGACGGCGGTATCTATCAGAATGAATAAAACAGGAGGTAAAACAAAATGAGCGCGAAATTACTCGCAACAGATGAGACCTTGCTCAAGGTCAACGCAAATTTGGAGAGGCTCGCCGGTTTCGTCGGCGCTATGGCCGCGTCGGATATGGCGGCGGCGATCGCGGATCCTCATAAACTCCATGAGATCATTCAGGCCGGACTTGCTCCGGATATCCTGAGTATCGGAGATCAGATCATCGTACCTCATTCGGATTATACCAATATCGTATTTGACGTTATCGGTTTCGATCACGACGAGGACGCGACCGGTCTTTATCAGCACTCGGTTACGGTACAGACTCACTTTATAATCGACAAGGTCGTCTTTGACGCCGCCGAGAATGAGGACGCGACCGAGGCGAGTTTCTCGGCCGATTATCATTATTACGTCGCGGATACTACGAATGAGTCCGGTTTTAGACTCTTGGTCGCCGGAACCGATTACACAATCGGCGGCGCGATCCCGTCCGGGACGACTTACTATCATTCCGCGATCGAGGATCCGACGGGTTATATCTGTAAATACGGTTATAACAGTTGGGAACATTCTGCAATTCGTCAGTGGCTCAATTCCGAAAAGGCTAAGGGCGAATGGTGGACGGCTCAGCATTTGGGCGACGTGGCTCCGGCGTATGCGTCCACAAAGGACGGTTTCCTCAAGGGTCTCGACGCCGATTTCAAGAGTATTATCGGTACGACCAAGAAAGTAACCGCTCGCAATACAAAGACTGACGGTGGCGGCTCGGTTGAGTTGCTCGAAAAGATTTTCTTGCTCTCTACGACCGAGGTTTCCGGAGGCAATAACAACAGTATCGCCGAGGGTAAGGCTTACGAGTATTACTCTCGTCTCGTTGGTGCGGTTACGACCGCCGCGAATACCGGACGTATTAAGACTCTCGAAAATGGTACTATTCATTGGTGGGGTCTCCGCGATCCT